GGTTAACGACAACGAGATAGAGCTGGATACAGTGATCGAGTCCATTAGGGACACCGACGCGTACACCCGGACGATCGAAGTCGTAACCAATCAGTGGGATGGTGCAAGCAAACAGATCGTAGCCGAAACACCCCAACTATTGACAGTAATTAATGACCACGTTGAGAGTGGTATTTATGACTTGATTAGTACCGAGGTCGATAAGGAACGGATGTTAGGGCGATTAGAAGGTGTTTCGGATATCGAAGCTTACCGTCGGATGGGTGATGCGTTGAAGGAGCGCGGTGATTTTGATCATCTTGGTGAAGAGCCAAGCAATAGTTCAAACACTGCACCGGCACCAAAACCTACTGCGAAAGCTGACGATGCGAGGAGACGTCAACGTCGCCAGGCCGCAAGGCCATCTAAACCAGCTGCCCCTACTTCGAATAGCCAGGACTTTAATCCGTTGGCTTTATCAGACGAAGAGTTTATGGAGCAGCATGATCCTCGACTTTTGTAAGGAATTAAATCATGGCTCGACAATATAACGACCCTGTTGGCGGTACTGACTCATCCGTTGGTACTCAGATCCGCACAGATCACTTTATCAAGAAGGCGCTCATTGAAGCGCGTAAAGAACAGTACTTCATGCCACTTTCTGGCACGACCAACTTGCCCAAGAACATGGGTAAGAAGATCAAGAAGTATCACTACCTGCCTCTGCTCGACGACGCTAACGTCAACGACCAGGGTATTAACGCTGCTGGCGTTTCTACGACGGTTAAGGTGACTTACAAGCTTGCTGCTCCTGGCGTTAACGCCGCGAACAACGGCATGAACGTTATCTACCTCACAGGTGAAGGTGCTACCCAGGCTGCTGCTGAAACTGCAGTTGAAGTTCAAGCTGACCTCGAGTCTGCAGTTCAGTCTGCTGGCTACACGATCGTTACTTGGAACACTGACTGGGATACCACTATGGATGACTACCGTACTGCTGGTTGGCAGGTAACGGATGCTGTTCATAGTGACCTTGGTGCATACGGCGGTGCCGTACCTGAGTCTGGTAACCTTTACGGTTCCAGCAAGGACATCGGTACTATTCCTGGCAAACTGCCTGCTCTCTCTGAGACTGGTGGCCGGGTTAACCGAGTTGGCTTCAAGCGCGTTGAAGTAGAAGGCTCAATTGAGAAGTTCGGCTTCTTCGATGAGTGGACTCAGGAGTCAATGGACTTCGATTCTGACTCAGAACTCATGATGCACATCAACCGTGAAATGTTGAACGGTGCAACTGAGATCACTGAAGACGCTCTTCAGATTGACCTACTGAACTCAGCTGGTGTTTTGAAGTATGCCGGTGACGCTATCCAGGATTCAGATGTTGATGCAGCTGACGAAGTTAGTTATGCAGACCTTCTGCGTCTGGCTATCGACCTGGACAACAACCGTACGCCTAAGCAGACCAAGGTTCAGACTGGTACTCGTTTGATCGATACCAAGACGATCTCTGCAGCACGTGTTCTGTACTGTGGTTCTGAGCTCCAGCCTACGCTGGAAGCAATGACTGATCTGCACAGCAACCAGGCATTCATCAAGGTTCAGCATTACGCTGCTGGTACTACCATCCTGAACGGAGAAATCGGTTCAATTGGTCAGTTCCGCATCGTTGTTGTACCTGAGATGCTCAAGTGGGAAGGCGCTGGCGCTGACTCAACTGGTACTGCTACTCACTTTGAAACTGGTGGTCAGTACGACATCTTCCCAATGCTTGCCGTTGGTGAAGGTTCGTTTACGACTATCGGTTTCCAAACTGATGGCAAGACTGTGAAGTTCAAGATCATGAGCAAGAAGCCCGGCGAAGAGACGGCGGACCGTAACGATCCATATGGTGAGACAGGATTCATGTCCATCAAGTGGTACTACGGCTTCCTTCTGGAACGTCCGGAGCGTATTGGTCTGCTCAAGACTGCGGCGCAGTTGTAAACCTACCGGGAGGCTTCGAAAGGGGCCTCCCACCTTCTAAGTAATCGGAGATACTCCCGCAATGACTGACGAATTTGACAACAACAGTG